TGATTGTACCACCACCTGGAGGTGATACAACCCCCGTACCCGGCTTACCACAGCAATCTTCTCCACCGGGTTCAAGACCACCATCACCAGATGAACCTGAAGTGATGCTACCATCAACCTCAACAATATAGTCTAGGTCACCCGTGTCGAGCTCGATGTAGGTAATGGACATAACCTGGACCTTCTTGTTGTTATAGTCCAGAGCCGTCGCACCAGTATGTACTGTAACGTAATCGCCTTCCCAGAAGTGACCACCTGCAGCAACTGGTCCAGGAAGGTACTTACCTGACAGAGGCGTGTTGCTGATGCAATGGCTTGTCCAGCCAATCGCATCTTCGTTCTTCTCCCCTGTCCGAATCAACTTCAGTCCTGCACTGGTCAGTTGTGGTACAGAGTTAGTCTCTCCGTGCTGGAGATGCCCCTCGCGGCGTTCCTGACCTTCGACATATGCTGGGTCTTCAACTGTGACGAACGTAGGATCACCATCATCATCGGGAGCACCCTCAACGATGACGTGTGTATATCGAATCGGACCGAAGATGTTCCGTTCGAGATCACCCTTGATGTTACTCCCCTTGACAAATCTGACCTTGCCAGCGGCGAATGACGAATTGCTTCGGTCAACTCCGTAGTCGTCCTTATAGGCCTGCATAACAAAGTCAGGCGTCATACGCACATAGAGGTCATCATAGTCCTCCATGAGCTCCATGGCCTCTTCGTAGTTCAGACCGATGTCAAGGTAGAAGTCACCAGTGAATGACGGCCAAGCATTTCCTGCAGTGTCAAGAGTTGACGACCATGTGTAAGTAAGTGCTGGCATAGTAGGTGTTGGACGTGCTGCATCTTCCAACATCAACCGCAACCAGATATCACCATACTGGTCATTCACCCAATGCCAGGAACCCTTTCGTTCCGCCGAGATCGGGTTCGACCCCATGAAGTTGGTAGGCCATATCCTGGCGTTCTTCATGTACGACCGGTTACCCGGTCCGCCGAACGTAAGGATCTCCCCACCCTGTTCATCACCGCTGATGACGTCAAAGTCACCAGTCTCCAACTGGAACGTAAAGATAGGTACACTAGCACTCAGGAGAAGGTTGTATGCCTTGACCCAATTGCCACGCTTGATGATTGCTGTGGTGGCCGCATCAGAGTGTCGACTAATCTTGAACTCACCTGACCCTGCAGCGAGGTGCTGAGAGATAAGCCTCTTTGATCCTCTGATACAAGGTAGGTCCGTATACAAAGCGGCTCCGTTCGGAGTCAGCTTCGCATGAACATCGAACCGCATGACACTGGCCATTAGACTTCTACCCAGCCGTCAGGGTCAATGCACTCCCACTCAAGTGTATACTCACGGTACAAACCGTTAATCCAATCGCCCTTACTACGACGAAGATACCTAGCCTGAACCGTATAGGAGTTACCATCTGGTGCCGCCCATACCAATGCACCAATACTTCCGTCGGTCTGAAGGACAGCATCCAGTGTTGCGAGGGTGGCGTAATAGTTAGTCCGTTGGGCCGCAATCGTAGACCCGGTACCATTGATGAATCCATCTGCCATGATGGCAAAGACATCGATCTCCCTGTTCCTAGCAGTACGCCCAGGAGCACTAGAGATAACATCATCTTCACCACGGACATCCCAATCAACCTCAAGGGGTCCATTCTCAACGATCCAGAATCTCCGCGTCGGAGGATCAGCAGTATCGTAGAGCTGAACACCCTTCCATGTTAGACTAGCCACGGCGGAAGTCGTACCCCGGCTGGATCATTCTCTTGCCTCGTGCAAGGTGCTTCATTGGACGGATCAGTTCACTTGGCCTCTGCACACGCATCAGACCATCGACCTCAAGGTGGTAATGCTCTTCCTTGACATCGCCACTACCACCACTCTTAATACCGGACATTGCTTGGCGCCATGTCTCTGCAGGCTTGGCTGGGACAACCATCTCGCCTGCGTGCAAGAATGCCAACTCATTCGACCTAATGTTCCATGCACCTGACTGGTGACCTGGAGCACCGATCTCCTTACCACCAGTACTTGAATAGGTGACCGGGGGACCATACATGCCGGCGTTCACGACGTTGTTGTTGTAGATGACTGGGTTGAAGTTCTTGTTCATAAGGGTCCAGTGCATCGCATCAACTGATCCCTTCACGCCATCAACATGTGAACTGATACCAGAAACCTGACCACCAAGATTGGCGAACCTGGTACCTTCAGACATATTGAGGGCATGTGTTGCATCTCGTGCCTCTGCCGTACGCTGTGCGGTAGCATTAGCTGCCATGATCCCTTCGGACCTCTGGGCATTAGCTACGGCGTTGTGTGCATCTTCCTGGCCTATCAATCGGTTCAAGGTGTCGATGTTGGTCTGAACCTTCTCTGCCAACCGCCAGTCACCTGAATCCAGGTACGCCTGCTGGATCTCTTCGAGCCCGGCAATGTGGCCCTTGATCTCAGTCATCACTGCCGGGTCCTTTGGATTCTCAGCACGTGCCAAGATGCGTGTAGCAACATCACCGATCGGATCAAGACCGTTAGTAAGACCAACCTGGAAGCTAGTACCTACACCAGCCAGACCAATTTCGTTCGTGCGGGCGAGATGTTCGATGACCTCATTGGTCGCCAGCTTCTCAAGGGGCTTAACTGTGTTCTGCCACCCATCTTGGACCGACTGATTGATCGCTTCGAGTTCCGCCTTAGTGCTCTCACCTGGAGTTCTGTCGGCCAATGGAAGTGCAGCCTCGAGGAGTGCGAGCTGCTGTTCCAAGGTAGTACGCAACCCACCTGCATCCATTGCCAGTGCAAGCTTGGCCATCCAGTCATCAGGGTTGAGATTGTCCTTGATGACATCAATTGCATTCTCAATGCGTCCAGCGTCGTTACTATCGAGCACTGCCTGAAACTGACTCGTCTCGAAGTTACGTGCAGGAGCAACAGTGGGTTCGATCAGCCTTTGTCCAATCTCAAACCCGGCGAACAAGGCCATGAGTGGACCACCTACCCACTTCATACCAGCCATCAGTCCGGCCTTCACGCTTCCAAGGAACCCACGTCCTGCTGCAGTCCCTGGACCGAGGGGGTTACCTCCTGCAGGACCTCCGAAGTTGGGTGGGAAGTTAACAACGAAGACCTTCTGCACACCAAGCATGCTGGCTGCCATACCCTTAGTCCCACCAGTAAGACCACCGAGGCCAGGGATTAGACCTGCAAGGCCCCTGCCGAGTAGAGTCACCAGACCTACAATTGGTCCGAGGAACTGAAGGATGCCACCGAAGATGAACAGGAGAGGACCCGCTGCTGCAACAAGCAGACCAATCTTGAGTGCCGTCTGACGAACAGGTTCAGGCAGCTTGGCGAACCACTCGGCGAAGTCCTGAATCATACCCACACCCTCTTCGAGGATGGGGAGGAGATCCTTCTTGATGATCGGAATGAGTGCCTCACCCAACGTGATCGCTGCCTCGTTGAGCTTCTGCATGATAACCTGAACCTGTGCGGCTAGTGTCTCGAGGCGCTTGCGGTACTCAACTTCCATCTCGCCACCAGCCTCGCCAACCTGCTGCATCATGTCGACGAGACTACCCTGAGTACCTTCCCGCATAGCATTCAGTATCTTGGTGAAGCCACGACGTCGGAGGAGATCTCCAAGGCCCATGTCGGCAAGGACAGATGTCCACTTGGACGGATCCAACTTAGACAGGTTCACCATGAAGTCGGTGAGGAGCTGGTTCGGGTCGTTCTTGAACATCTTCTCGATAGATGCCTGACTCATGTCGAGGACATCTACCAGGACCATCATCTTATCAGGGTCGAGACCACTGACTGCATCGGAAACATTCTGGAAGTACCGTGACAGTGACGATCCACCAGCCTGTGCCTTCTCACCGACGTTCGACATCGATGCAGCCCATGCTGCAGTCTGATCATGTGACAGTCCAACGATAGCCGCAGAACCGGCAATAGCACTCATCATACTAAGGATCTGTCCTTCAGTAGAGGCGCCGTTATTGCCGAGATGCACAATCGCATCGGCCGTCGCAAGGATCTGCCCTTCAGTGAAGCCAAGAGCCGTATTCAAATGTCCAAAGGACGTTGCGGCCTGATCTGCCGAGATGTCGTCCGCTGTCAGTGACAGCTTCGCCATCGTCGACGTGAACTCTTCCAACCGTGCCGTAGGAATACCTAGAGCGCCACCCTTAGCCATAATCTCAGCCAGGGTATTAACACCACCCTCAATCGGAATAGCTTCTGCACCTGCTGCCATATTACGAAGTGAGTCGGACAGGTCATCGAGAGTGAGATGTGCGTTTGCCAGGTCCTCATCACTGAGAACCTTATTGACACTGGCGAAGGCTGTCTCGTAGTCCGTTGCTGCCTTGATAGCAGCACCACCTGCAGCAAGAATGGGGGCTGTCAGGCCAATGGTCATTGCACGACCGGACGCAGACATGTTACGTCCAAGTCCACTCATTGTGCCTGCCAGTCCACCCATCTTGCGCTCAACCGAACTCAACGCATACTCCATCTGGCGAACATCGCCCTGCATGCGTACGAGTAGGGTCCAGGCGTTACTCACTTGGGCTCCTCTGGGAGCATTGCTGCTAACTGTCCGAACACCGCTTGTGCTGCCTCAGCCGTCTCTTCGGGGGTCATGATGTACTCGGTGTACTTCTCACCCTCAAACTCCGGCATGAAGTCGTTGATCGTGAACGGTGACGGCTTCTTCTTCTTGTCCCGAACCGAGTTGGCAATGACGGAAGCAATGATCGCAGACCGGATATCAGCCCGCTTCTCACCGAATGGTTCAATCCTACTGTAGGCGATCCACTCGGTGAACTCATGGCTGTCAATCTCCCGCTGACATTGCTTGACCGACTTGCCGAGTGCTATTGCGAGTCGGAACCAGAAGAGCCGTTCCGGTCTTTTCCCAGTTCCGCCGTCATCTGTTCGACGTCCTGCTGATTGAGACCCGAGAGCTCCTGTGCCATATCGAAGACACGCTGGAGTGCCCGAGCACTCTTGGTACCAAGACGATGAACATGTGACGGGTCATTAAACAGCTTGTCCGTGTCGTGCTCACCCTTGACAGCGGAAGCAACGACGAGCTTCGCCCGGAAGTTCTTGAGGTTGACTGACTGGTTGCGACCCCGACCCTCGAGGATCGAATTCTCGAACAGGTCACGCTCGGAGCCAGTCAACCCCCGAATCCATACTCGACCACCCCACTCAGGGACCTCAACAGGCTTTACGACCTCGTCGTTAGCATTGAGAATGTCCTCAGCAGTAAGGTCCTTCAGGCCTTCCTTGGCCGGGAAGTCAACTACTCCCGCACCCCGATCACCAGAGAAGTCGTCCATTGTAATGCCCTCTTCCTAGTACTACGGTGTTGCCAGAGCCAACACACCCGTCACCTTGAGTGTCACACTGGCACCCAAGACACCACCGACCGGCATGCTGTTAGAGAAGCCTGTAACGTACGCCGCGAATGCCCAGGTGTACGTTGGGCTTGTCGGAAGAACCAACTTGTAGTTCTTCTTCACCCGATTCTTCAGCGAGTGGATCATACCACCAGCTGCATCCCCATGCTGCGCGTTGCTAGGCACGAAGTTGAGATCGAAGGTGACTTCACCTGAACGAAGGATCGTGGGGATAAACTCTTCCCATCCGCCTACAGCGTCATGGGGAGTAATGTCCTCCGTATCCATTGAGATGTCCGGCCCATCGATGTCCTTCACTTCGGCGACTGTCGTGAAGACCTCAGGGCCTGCACCATCACCAACCTGAAGGAGTGTACCGAAGGCCCAACGTCCGAGACCTGCCATCGTCTACTCCTTACGCTTCCTCAGCCAGGGCAAGGACACCAGTGACCTTCAAGGTAACACTCGCGCCAAGCACACCACCGACTGGCATACTATTTGAGAACCCTGTCACATAGGCTGCAAAGGCCCACTCGTAAACCGGGTCTGTTGGGAGAACTAGCTTGTAGTTCCTCTTCGTACGGGCCTTCAGAAGACCGATAAGTCCGTTCGAGTTATCACCGTGCTGCGTCGAGGACGGAACAAAGTTGAGATCGAACGTAACTTCACCGGACCGAAGAATAGTTGGAATGAACTCTTCCCACCCACCGACTGCATCGTGAGGGGTGATGTCCTCAGTGTCCATCGAGATGTCAGGGCCATCAATGTCCTTGACCTCTGCA